ATGGTCCTATTTATAGCTACCCATTTTCAGCATCAGCCCTTACGAAGTGGAGTTATCGTTTGTTAGCCTCTAAAAACTAAAAGGAGAAAAAGATGGCTTTTAAAGTAGCGTCAGGTTATACAAACCTACCTAATGGTAATTTCTCTCCAGTTATTTACAGTCAAAAGGTTCAACAAGCTTTTCGTAAGAGTTCAGTTGCTGAATCAATTACTAACAATGACTACTTTGGAGAAATTGCAAACTTTGGTGATACAGTCCGTATTATTAAAGAGCCAGAAATAACAGTTAAAGCGTATTCTCGTGGTACTACAGTCACACCACAAGACTTAGACGATGAAGATTTTACATTAACTGTTGATCAGGCAAACTACTTTGCTTTTAAAATGGATGATATTGAGGAAGCTCACTCTCATGTAAATTTTGAAAGCATGGCATCAGATAGAGCAGGCTATAGACTTCGTGATCAATACGATCAAGAAGTTCTTGGTTACCTATCTGGTTTTAAACAATCAGCTTTAAACACAGTTGCAGATACTGCTAATGACACAGTATCAGGAACTAAAGCTGTAAGCACCGCAGGAAGTAATGAATTATTATCCTCAATGACTTTGAGCAAAGGTTCTTTTGGAAACATTACAACTACTTCAGCAGGCGACCACTCTATCCCTCTAGCAGTAAGAATGCCTGGAGCGACAGCAGTAGCAACAGCTACCGCAACACCGCTTCAAGTAATTGCTAGAATGGCTAGACTATTAAATGTACAACAAGTAGATACAGCAGGTCGTTTCTTAGTCGTAGATCCTGTATTCATGGAACTATTATCAGACGAAGATTCTAGACTATTAAACAATGACACCGCAGATAAAGGTGGACTTGTAAATGGTATTTCAATCGGAAATCTACATGGTTTTGATGTATATGTCTCAAGTAACTTACCTTCAGTTGGTACTGGTTCTGCAACCTCTGGTTCAGCAAATCAAAATACTAACTTTGGCGTACTTGTTGCAGGACATAGTTCAGCAGTAGCAACTGCTTCTCAGATCAATAAAGTTGAATCTTATCGTGATCCTGAATCTTTCGCTGACATTGTCAGAGGGATGCAGATGTACGGAAGGAAAATACTTAGACCTGAAGGCATTGTGACAGCTAAATATAACGCAGCGTAAGGGAGATAAAACATGGCAACATATGATTTAACAGCTAAATCCACTACAGGCGTTAGTTCTGACTCAACAGCAACTCTACCAGGTAATCGTAGAGGAGCATATGTAATTGAAAAAGAATTAGATGTAGCAAAATTAGTAGCGGAAGGCACATTTGCCAACGTAGCTAATGGCGACATTTTTCAATTATTAGAAGTTCCTGCTAATACTATTGTTATTACTGCAGGTGCTGAAGTCACTACAGTATTTACAGGCGGTTCTGCCACTGTAGATATTGACTTTGCAGCAGGAGATGACATTATTGATGGCGGAGACGTTTCATCAACTGGTTATCTTGCAGCAGGTTCTAATGGTCAAGGCAATATCATAAACACAGCAGCAGCTAATACATTTACTGCATTAATTACAGCAGCAGACACTATTGACGTGAAAGTTGCAGCAACTGATACAGCTTGTGTTAGTGGTGTACTTAGAGTTTATGCGGTTCTTGCAGATATTTCTTCTCAACAAACAGGAAGAGATGTTGTAGCTAGAGACTTAGTATAGATTTATTCTAGGAGTAGGAGGGATAAGTATTTCTTGTCCTTCCTACATTTAATATATGGCATATACATTTTTTACAGTAACGAATGAAGCATTAAGAAGACTTAACGAAGTAGAAATGACTTCTTCAGAATTTAGTGCAGCTAAAGGTGTACAAGCGTTAGTGAAAGACGCTATAAACAATTCACAAAGAGATATATTTACAAGAGATAGAGAGTGGAGCTTTGCATATGGATCTACTAGTCAGACTCTTACAGCAGGGACAAACGAATATGCAGTAACAACAGGATTTATGAGTGTTGATATAGACACAGTAATGTTAGACAGAGATGATACATTAAACGTAGAAGAAAGAAGACTTATACCATTAACATATGACGAGTATATAGACACACATAAAGAAACAGACGAACAAAGAGATTCAGGAGATTACGATACACCTATATACGTATATCTAACTCCCGATTATAAACTAGGATTTAGTCCTACTCCTGATAAAGCTTATGTAATAAAATACACTTATTATAAAGCACCTACAGAACTAGAAGCATCAGATTCTGTGCCTGAAGTTCCTGCACAGTATAAAAATACGTTAATAGATGGTGCATTATATCATTTATATATGATGAGAGATAACATAGAGCAAGCAGACAGAGCTTCTAGAGCTTTTCAGGAGGGGATAGACTACATGCGTTCTACATTAATAAATAGATACATTAGGATGCGTGACACTAGAGTTAGTGGCATAGTCAATGACTGATAGGTTACAGGTAGCAAAAATACTGTCTGGCGGTGGTTTATATACCAATGAAAATTACTTAGCTCTTAGTGATAACCTACCAGGTGCAGCTACAGCTTTAGTTAATTTTGAAGTAGGGCAATATGGTGGCTACAGAAGAGTAAGTGGATACGAAGCACTAGACTCTACATACCATACTCCTGCAGGCACAGGGCAAATATTAGGACTAGCTATATATAATGGTTCTATATATGCAGCTAGAAAAGAAGCATCAGGAAATGATTATGATGTATTAAAGTACGCAGCAGGAGTAGGATGGTCGTCAACTAGCTTGACATCTGGACAAGTTGCTACTAATGTAACAAGAGTAAGAACACTAAATCACTCTTTTACAGGAAGTAAAACATTAATACTAACAGATGGTATTAATTTTCCAATGAAATTAGTAGACACTACATGGACAAAATTAAACGGATCGTCTGATGTAGATAATGCTAAGTTTGCAGAAACATATAGAAGCCATTTGTTTTTTGCAGGCATGAGTCAGTCTCCTCAATTATTAGTATTTACTGCACCTAATAGCGATAGCGATTTTACAGCAGCTAGTGGAGCAGGAGTAATAAATGTAGGCTTTGACATAATGGGCATAAAAAGATTTAGAGATGCTCTTTATGTGTTTGGTAAAACAGACATAAGAAAATTAACAGGAAGTTCTACCGCTAACTTTAGTTTAGCAGAAGTTTCAAGTAGCGTAGGATGTCTTGCAAGTGATAGCATAATAGAAATAGGTGGTGATGTATTATTTTTAGCACCTGATGGAATAAGAACTATTCAAGCTACAGAAAGAATTGGTGACGTTGAATTAGCTACAATTTCAAAACCTATTCAAAATGCATTACAGTTAATAGATATTGATTTTACCTATGAACAATTAACTAGTGTAGTAGTAAAAGAAAAATCACAGTTTAGGTACATGTTTGGTAAATCAGGTTTAAGTGCAACTAGTACTGCAGGATTTATAGGGTCATTAAGAACATCGGATCAAAGGTCAGGATGGGAGTTTGGAGATTTAAGAGGTTTTAGAGCTTCTTGTGCAACTAGTGGTTTTATAGGAGACGATGAATTTGTTTTACACGGAGACTTTGATGGTAAAGTGTATAGACAAGAAAGAGGTGGAACATTTGGAGGAACTAATGTGTTCGCTTCTTATAAAACACCTTTTTTAGATTTTGGTAATCCACAATTAAGAAAATTGTTTAGTAAAGTAAGTATATTTACTAGACCTGAAGGAGATAATAACTTTTTGGTTACTGCAGATTATGATTGGGATGATGCAGATGTATTTAGTCCTACAGACTATACAATAGCATCTACAGGAGCTAAAGCAGAGTATAGAGATACTGCAACAAACTATAATACAGCAGGTTTTGTATATGGTGGTGCAACTAAGGCAGTTATTAAACAAGGAATACAAGGTTCAGGAAATTCTATGTTGTTACGTTTTGTTACAACAAGTAGTGCAAACCCTTATAGTATATTTGGTTTTGCAATTCAATATGAGGAGGCAGGGTTAAGATAATGGCAGGATATGCGAGACAGAGTTCTAGTAGTATTGCGGATGGGGAAACAATTACAGCAGCCCCACTCAACAGTGAGTTTGACGCAGTATTAGCAGCATTTGCATTTAGTGGAGGACATAATCACGATGGTTCTTCTACTGAAGGAGCATATGTAGGTATATTAGCGGATGTTGACGCTTTAAATAAAATTGTTGTTGACACATCTAATAATAGACACGGTTTCTTTGTTGAAGTATCTTCTTCTGCTGTAGAACAAATAAGAATACAAGATGGTGCAATAGTTCCAGTAACTAGTAATGACATTGATCTTGGTACAAGTTCTTTACAATATAAAGATATACACATAGATGGTACTGCTTATATAGACACTCTTGAGATACATGTAGGTGCTTCTTTATCTGCAGGTGTATTATCTTTACCAGATGGATCAGCTTCTGCTCCAGTAATTACAAATACAGGCGATACAAATCAAGGTCTATACTTCTCAGGTACAGATGAAATGTCATTTACTGCAGGAGGAACTGCTCAAGTTACTTTTGCTGATGGTGTTATTAAGCCTGTTACAGACAACGATGTAGATTTAGGTACATCAAGTTTACAATTTAAAGACATTCATATTAATGGTACAGCTAATATAGATACACTTGCAGGTACTACTATGAGCGGTAACTTAGCTATGGGTAGTAATTCTATTACAGGTCTTGCTGCTCCTAGTGCAGATGGTGACGCTGCAAGAAAAGTATATGTAGATGATTCTATTTCTACAGCTTCAGGTCTTACACAATTAGCAGGTAATATAAATGTAAATGGTTATTTCTTCTTTGGAAGTTCTGGAGAAGATGTAAAATTTAAACCTCAAACAGGTGCTTCAGTATTATCTACACAAGATACTGACGGAGAGTTTGTAGCTCTTGTTCTTAGAAACGAAAGTGATGCTGCAGACACAACAGGTATAGCTTCTCTTAGATTTGATTTAGAAGACACAAGTGGAAACACAGTAGACGCTGCTAAGATAGCAGTTAAAAAAGAAGCATCCTTTACTTCTACTGCAGCAACTCAAGATTCTTCTATAGTATTCTCTACATCCTTAAATGGCACACTAACAGAATATTTAAAACTAACAAGTGCAGGTATACTAGAACCTATAACAGATAATACTGTAGATATTGGTACATCTGCAAAACAAATTAAAGATATGTATGTACATGGAACAGCTTACCTTGATGCAATAGGTTTTGGTACTACTTCTATGACATTGCCTACAGCAGACGGTTCAGCTAATCAAATATTAAAAACAGATGGTTCAGGTACTTTATCATTTACTAACGATACAGGAACTACTATAAACAATGCTACAGAAAATGAATTAGTAACTGTATCTTCAACTACAACACAATTAGATGGTGAAGCTAATCTTACATTTGATGGTACAACGCTTACCTTAAATGGTAAATTAGCCATGGCTTCTAATACAGCAGGTAAATTACTTATTGCAGATGGTACAGATTTTGAGCCAACTGCTGTTGGTGATCTATCTGAAATAAGTTCTGTTGCTAGTGATGATGTATTAATTGCATTAGATACTTCTGGTGGTGGTTTAAAGAAAATTACTAGAGCTAATTTAGTATCAGGTCTTGCTACATCAAGTGCTATAACCAATGTTGTAGAAGATACAACCCCACAATTAGGTGGAGATTTAGACGCACAAGGTAAAGATATAACAGACGTAGGTATTTTATCTGCGGATGCTTCTGCAGGTATATATGGTGCTACAGGTAGTCCAGTAGTATTTACTGTTACCGTAGCTTCTAAAACTTCTGCACATCCTTACAATGGAGATGGTAGTTCTAGTGGTTACTTCTTAAATGGTATAGAATCTCCTGCTCTTAAATTACATGGTGCAGATAGCGTTACATCTTCTTCAGGATATTATTACAAATTTGATCAAGCAGAGGGTACTAATAGCGGACACCCATTAAGATTTTATTTAGACGCTGCTAAAACAATAGCCTATACAACTGGTGTCACAACTAGTGGTACACCTGGTACTGCAGGTGCTCACACAACTATAGCAGTTACAGATCAAACTCCAAGCACATTATATTATCAATGTTCTTCTCATGGTTACATGGGTAACTATGCTAGTGTAGATTCAGCTAATATAACATCTAGTGGTGCAGTAAGTATAGACGCAGTAGGCGATGTT